ATCAGGGACACAGGAATGACGATTTGATCGGGCGTGCATTGTTCGGAATGCCCGAACCTGATACGATGCGCCATCATTGGTGTTACTCAAAACAGCAAATCGGCACGATGTTAGTTGAAGCAGGTTTTGAGAATGTGCGTTTTGAAGAACCATTTTTCCACTTGCCGCAACGCGATCTTCGCGTCGTTGGCAGCAAATCTAAGGAGTAATTATGGCTATTCCGTCACGAGTTTTGGCTGCTGGTAATTCTCCGCTGTCGTCAACGACGATCTGCGGCGATACCGCAACTGGTCTTGTTGCTGTCGGTTCAACTGCTGGAACGGCTCTGCAACTGTCGGCTGTTTTCAATGCGATCACGACTTCCGCAGCCTCTACTGGTGTGAAGCTGCCGCCGACCGAAGCCGGTGCAATGGTCGGCATTTGGAACGCCTCGGGGCAGACGATCAAGGTTTATCCTGCAACTAGCTCGACGATCAATGCAGCCGCTGCAAGCGTTGACCTTGCTGATGGCAAAGCTGCGCTGTTCTTTGCTACGAGCGCAACGACCTGGGCTTCTGTTACTACTGCCTAATGTCTATTCCGTCGCGGGTTCTCGGATCAGGCGTAAGTCAACTCTCGACTGTCTCTATATGTGGAGACGGTTCGACGACTCTGACTGCTGCGGGAACTACGCGAACGGATGCTTTACAGCTTGTTAAGGTCTACAACAACCTAACGACTGTTGCATCAGGCACAGGAGTGTTACTTCCTTCTAGCGAGGAAGGCGAGACAATATGGATTACGAACAGCGGGGCAAATACGCTTAAGGTTTATCCGTACGAATCGACGACGACGATAGCGGGTGCAAGCTCAGTTAGTGTCCCACCGAATTGCACAGCGATCTTTGATGCGGTAACAAGGACGGTGTGGGAGTGCTCGCAAGGCTATAACGGGGCATTTCCGAAGCTGAATTACGGTACGTTTTACGATACAACAACGCAATCGGCAGCGGTTATCAATACTGCCTACGCAATGACGTTTAACACGACTGATCTATCAATTGGCGTTTCTCGCAGCAGTCCGACTTCACGAATATTGATAGACAATGCAGGTATCTACAACATCCAGTTTTCAGCGCAGTTGCACAAAACAGCGGGTGCGGTAGGAAATATTTATATTTGGCTAAGAGTTAATGGTTCAGATGTAGCGCAATCAGCAGGAAAAACTGCGGTGCAAGGATCAACAGCAGAATTAATTGCTGCATGGAATTATGTAACAAGTTTTACAGCAGGGCAGTATTTTGAATTAATGTGGTCAGCAGATGACACTCGATGTCAGATTGTAGCAATCGCAGCAAGCAGTCCAGTTCCGGCAATACCCTCCGTTATTTTGACGGTGACGCAAGTCAACAACATTTGATCCCCACAGGAGCAAAATCATGGCACTAGATTCAGATATCAACAATGCAGACTCGCAGCTTTACGTCGAGTTTTACACGTCCGACAAAGACCCCTACAAGGGCAAGCCGTTCATCAAAATCGTAGTGCCAGGTGACAAGACAACGGTGATTGACCAGCCGGTGCGGGATGACCACAAAGAACGGTTTCCTCGGCAATGGCTGCATTTTCAGATGCAAAGCGGTGATGGCCCGGTTATTGGCACGCCGCTGAAAGATTGGTTTCAAGACCGTCCCGATGAGTTGAACGACAACCAACTGGCTGAATTGCAGATTCTAAAGTTTCAGACGGTTGAACAAGTTGCAACGGCAAGCGATAATCAACTTCAACGGATCGGCATGGGCGGTGTGGGATTGCGTGAACGTGCGCGGAATTACCTACTGAACAAGAACCAAAAGGTTTCGAGTGGCGAGTTGGAAGAAACCCGCGCACAGCTTGAAGAACTTAAGGCACAGATGGCGATGCTCTTAGAGCAGCGTAAACCTGGCAGACCGAGGAAAGAGAATGTCAACGACAACGATGCTGGAGTTAGTGCAGCAAGTAACTAACGAGCTTGGCGTTGCAACCCCGACAAGCGTAGCAGGTAACACGAACCAAGACGTTATCCAAATTCTCGCGTTGATGAACGCGAACGGGTACGAGTTTCTTCGTCGCCACGCTTGGCGGGAACTGACAAAGCAGCACGCGTTTTATACCGAATACATTACGACCACCGGCACTTGGACGACTGCCGCCCGCACGATCACAATGGCCTCCACTACGGGACTTGATACAACGTATCAGGTTCAAGGCACAGGCATCAATCAGAACACCTATATCGTCTCTGTAGACTCAGCAACGCAAGTCACAGTCAATCAAGACTTTTCTGCTGACGGTATTGCTGCAACGGCGTACTTTCAGAAAATCAAGTATTCGCTTCCCGCTGATTATGAAAGTCTTGTTCCGCGTACCATGTGGGACAAATCCAAGCATTGGGAAATGCTAGGGCCTGAGAATGCTCAGCAATGGGAATGGTTGTTGTCAGGCTATATCTCAACCGGCCCGCGTATCCGGTGGCGCTTGCTTGGTGAATACTTCCAAATTTGGCCCGGTATGTCCACGGCTGAATATCTAGGTTTTGAGTACCGTAGCAAGGGGTGGGCAGAATCTTCAACCGGTACGGTTAAAAACTCGTTTACTGTAGACACAGACACTTGCATCTACCCTGACAGGTTGATGGTCAACGCCACGAAACTAAAGTATTTCGAGGCTAAAGGCTTTGACACTACGGCGATGATGCGTAATTACTTGACCGAGATGGAAGCGGCGAAGGCTCTCGATATGTCGTCGGCTAATCTGTCGCTCGCTCCGCGTCCTGGCACAGTCCTGATCGGTTACGACAACATCCCCGACTCGGGCTACGGTACGAACTAATGGCTACGAGCGCACGCCGCAGGATGATGGTGCAAGGCACAGCCGCGCAAGTGGCTTCTTTGCCTGCGCCTATTGGTGGCTGGAACGCTCGGGATTCGCTTGCCAACATGGAAGCGACTGATGCTGTTCAGCTTACCAATATGTTCCCCACAGTCTCTAGCGTCAATCTGCGGGGCGGTTATCAGCAGTATGCAACGGGGTTGCCGGGACAAGTAGAGAGCCTGTTTAACTACTCAGGCGGCAATGCTGAAAAACTATTTGCAGTTTCTGCTGGCAGTATTTATGACGTAACAGCAGGCGGCGCTGTAGGGGCGGCAGTAGTCTCAGGACTGACAAATTCTCGATGGGAGTATGTCAACGTCGCAACGCCAGGCGGTGCGTTCATGTACGCCGCCAATGGCACAGATGCACCTTTGCTCTACAACGGGACGACGTGGACTTCCATCACATCAATTTCAACGCCTGCAATTACAGGCGTTACAACGACAACGCTTGACGATGTGACGCTGTTTAAAAACAGGGTTTGGTTCATTCAAAAGAACACCCTCAAGGCGTGGTATCTGCCCACTTCATCAGTTGGTGGTGCTGCTGAACAGCTCGATCTCAGCTCAATCTGTCGTTTTGGTGGGTATTTAGTTTCTATCGGGACGTGGACGATTGACGCAGGTTACGGTGCTGATGACAACCTAGTGTTTGTTACTAGCAATGGTGAAATCATTGCCTATCGCGGGACTGATCCAGCTTCTGCATCGACTTGGGCGCTGATCGGGGTGTGGAAGTTAGGCACTCCCATTGGCAAGCGGTGCATGTTCAAATATTCCGGCGATCTGTTGATTTTGACTTTAGATGGTCTATATCCTCTTGCGTCTGCGGTTCAAAGTTCGCGGCTTGATCCAAGAGTGGCGCTATCAGACAAGATACAAGGCGCATTTGCGTCTGCAACTAGGGCGTACCAAGACAATTTCGGCTGGCAAATTCTTTACAATGCAAAGAACAATGCGTTGTTTGTAAATGTGCCCGTATCTCAAGGTTCTGCTCAACAGCAATATGTGATGAACAACATCACAAAGGCTTGGAGCAACTTCACGGGTTGGAACGCTAACTGTTGGGAAATCTACAACGATGACCCCTATTTCGGCGGGAATGGCTTCGTCGGCAAAGCATGGACATTAGATTACCAAGACAACGCTGCAAACATCCCTGCCAATACGCTGCAAGCGTTTAATTACTACGGTTCTCGCGGCGTCAAGAAATATTTCACTCGCGCAAGACCGAGCATTTTTACCAACGGGCAACCGGCTATTTTTGTTGGTATGAACGTCGATTTTGACATTCAAGATACTACCGCTGCGCTTTCGTTTAGTCCTCAGACTTATGGCGTTTGGGGCACGTCGTTATGGGATGTGGGTGTTTGGGGTTCAGATGCAACGATTACAAACAACTGGCAAGGCATCACAGGCATCGGTTACTGCGGCGGCATTCAGATGAAAAGCGCAAGCAGCGGTATACAGATTGAATGGGCATCGACTGATGTGGTGTATCAAACCGGATGGGCTGGTATATGAAGATCATTACCGAGCCGAAAGAACTCATTGGGCGCTATGTTGCAAGTAAACAAGGCAAAACCGATGATTGGCAAAACTATGCGGCAATCGGTTTGCTCAACAGCGACGAGGAATTAGTTGCTGGCGTGGTGTTTGATTGCTACCAACATCCCAACATTTTGATGCACATTTCTGCTGAACGATTGAGCAGGGGTTTTATGGATGCGATTGTGCGTTATGCGTTTGAGCAGTTGCAATGCAAGCGAATTACAGGAACGATCCTCAAAAGCAACAAAAAGTCACGGCGATTTGCAAATCACATGGGTTTCAAGTTGGAAGGTGTTATGCGTAATGCACATGAGGATGGCGATGTGTGCATTTATGGATTGTTGAAAACAGACGCTCAAAAATGGATGCGTCGGGAATTGGAGAAAGTTCATGGCTAAACTTGTCGAAACGATATTTGGCGGCGGTTCTCAACCGGCAGCGCCAGCAGTTCCTGATTATGCTGGTGCAGCGGCAGCGCAAGGCGTGGCTAACAAAGAAACGGCGATTGCACAGGGTTATATCAATAACCCAAACATTTATTCGCCCGCTGGAACGCAGTTAGTTACATTTGATCCGACCACAAACCAGCCAACGGTTAAGCAATCCCTAACTCCAACAGCGCAAGAAACTTTTGACACGCAGCAACGTGTTCAGAAAATTTTGGCAAGGTTAGGTGAAACAGGCACAACCACGGCGCAAGACATTCTGAGCAAGCCGTTTTCTCCTACCGGTACAGCAGCAGGCCCATTGCAAACTAGGATTGACACTTCTAACCTAGCGAAAATGCCCGTCAATGCTGGCACTACTGGTCAAGAAGCAATCATGGCTAGGCTCGCTCCGCAGTTAGAGCGCCGTCAAGCATCATTAGAAAATCAGCTTGCGAATCAAGGCATCACGCCAGGATCAGAAGCATATCGAACTGCTCAAACGCAAGAAGCGCAGAACCGTAATGACTTGTTAAGTCAGGCTGCATTGTCAGGCATCAGTCTTGACACGGGTGCGCGGGCGCAAGGTTTCAATGAAGCTAATGCAACGATGGCGGCACAAAATGCAGCAGATGCGGCAGAGTTGGCAAGACAATACCAAGAACGCACACAGCCGCTGAATGAAATAACTGGTTTGCTTGGTGGTTCAAAAATTGATACACCAACATTTCAGGCTTACAACCCTGCGCAACTTACTCCTGCCCCTGTTTTTGCAGGGGCACAAGCGCAAGGGCAAGCGGCCATGAACCAATATGGGTTACAACAATCGCAAGCAAATGCAAATCAAGCAGGATTGACTGGCTTGCTTGGTGCAGGACTTGGCGCTTACTCTTACAATCCGACCGCTGTTAAAGGGTTGTTTGGCTTCTAATTGAGGTAATAAAAATGGCTGACATTAGTTTTACTTTGCCTAGTCCTTACCAATCTGAACAAGCTGATATAGCTCGTCGTCAGAAGATGGCTGAGATCATGCAGCAGCAAGCATTCCAGCCCGCAGAGACGTTTAGCTATGGCGGCATACAGGCTAGGACTTCGCCGCTCACAGGCATTGCTAAAGCCTTGCAAGGCTATATGGCAGGCAAGACGCAACGAGATTTGATTGGTGAACAGAAAGCATTGGGAGAAAAAGCTCAAACAGAGGCACAAAACTGGTATCAAAACATTGATACTGTGCCGTCTGATCTTGTTGATGAAGGCCCACTCCCCGCACGAAAGCGTAGTGAAGAAGAACGCAGAGCACACTTGTTCAAAGGCTTGAGCAATCCCGCCACTGCCGGATTTGCACAAACAATGCTTGCTCAAGATATGGAAGAAAAAGATTTCCAACGTGCTTTGAACGCTGCTAGAGGAAATCAAGCGCCTGTTGCTGCTGCCCCCGCTGCGGAAAGAATGAACCCGATGATTTCTGGACAGCCAGGTTCATCCGTTATGGCAGGTGCAGAAGGCACTACACCGCCCGTAGCGCCGCCCGTTGCACCACAAGCTGCTCCGCAAGCGATGCAACAACCTGGGCAGCAAGGGTTAGGTTTGAATCCTGAAGTGCTTGCTATGTCTGCAAGTAAACGTGGTCGAGAACTTGCTAACTTTTTGCAAAAAAATGCGCCTGAGTTTGGCACAAAAGGCGAAACGTTTAGAAAGGCTGATGGCACTCTTGTTGAACGAGTCTATGGCAAACAAGGGCAAGTAATTGAACGTCCTTTGCAAGCAACGCCTTATGAAGCCACGACCACAGAAATTCGCAACGTCAATGCAGCACTAACAGGGGCAGGAATTGATCCCAATAGTCCGCAAGGTCGTGGTGCATTTAGTGCGTTATTGAACAAAATGACTAGCCATCAACCTGCAACAAATGTCAATGTAAACACCGAACGGTCTTACTTTGGCAACGTTGCAGAAGGATTGGCAAAGTCCGACGCATCAACAATTGAAGCAGCACGTTCAGCTCCTGAGAGAGTAACAAGCGCAAGGCGCGTGCTTCAGACATTGCAGCAAAACCCGATTACCGGAACAGGTGCTGATCTAAGATTGCAGATTGACAAGGCTTTGTCGACTGCTGGCCTAATTGATCCGTCAAGAACGCAAGCAACTGAGAATTTAATGTCTAGCTTGGCTGCTGGCACGTTGGATTCAATCAAAACTAGCGGTCTTGGTGCAGGACAAGGATTTACGGACAAAGATAGAGAATTCCTAGAACGTGCAAAGTCAGGAAACATACAGATCAACGCTCAAACGCTTGCTGATTTGGCAAGGCTTAACGAACGTGCAGGATTGGCATCTATTGAAAAAGGCAATCAAACAATCAAACGATTGAAGAAAGCGCCTGGCATGAGTGGATTGCAGTCTCAATTAGAGGAAATAGCTGTTCCTGAAAGTGGTGGTGCTGGAGGGCAATTAACCCGAGATCAGCAAGCATTGCAATGGGCAAATACAAATCCAACTGATCCAAGAGCTGCCGCCATCAGAAAAAGGCTCGGACAATAATGGAAAAATTTGATCCTGATGCGTATCTAGCACAGCAACCTGCATTTGATCCTGATGCTTACTTGGCATCGGTAAAGGAATCGCCTGCTGCCTGGCAAGTGGGAGTCAATGCTGTTAACAAAGGCATGGCTAACACGATTGATATGCTGCTAAATGCCCCACAAAACGTGGCAAACCTTGCGCGTGCGGGCGTAGGTACGGCTGCGATTGCTGCTGGCCGTCCTGATCTTGCGCCTGAAATTCGTCCGACTCCTGATTTGGCTCGCAGAGCGTTTACCGCCCTCGGTGGCATTCGTCCTGAGTTTGAGCCTTCCACTACAGGGCAACGAGTGCTAGACGTTGCAGGACAAGGCGTAGGAGGCGGCGTAATGTCTCCCGCTGCATCGCTAGGTGGAATGGGGCGAAATGTCGCTGTAGGCGGCGTTAGCGGTGCTACGGGGCAAGGTACAACCGAAGCTACGGGAAGCCCGTTAGCTGGAATGCTTGCGAGCATGACAACTCCAAGCGTAATGAGTGGTGCTGGCAATCGAGCGCAAGCTGCGGTTAATCAGGCAAGGCTGCGCGAAGCAGAGCAAGGACTAAGTAATCAAACATTGCGAACGGGGCAAGAAGCGGGATATATGATCCCCCCGTCTACTGTCAACCCGTCAGCAGTTAATAAAATCCTTGAAAGCATTTCGGGTAAAGCAGCGGTAGGTCAAGAAGTTAGCTTACGCAATCAGGAAATCACCAACAGATTGATGCGTCAAGAATTGGGGCTTGCTGAAGGTACGCCGATATCAGAAAAAGCATTGTCTGATTTTCGAGCTAGAGTTTCAACGCCTTATCAGGAAATTGCAGCTATATCGCCATTAGCAGGTAACACCTTAGAAAAACTAAAAGATGCGCGATTTGAAGCAAAAAATCAATGGAATTATTACAACAGAAGTGCCGACCCAAAAGCATTAAAACTTGCAAAAGAATTTGACGATAAAGCTGACATGCTAGAAACGGCTTTAGAAAAAATTGCTGCGAGATCAAATCAACCACAGCTAGTTGATGACTTGCGAGAAGCACGAAAGCAGATTGCAAAATCTTACAACATTGAAAACGCACTCAATATAGGAACGGGCAACATCTCAGCGCCAATCCTTGCGAGGCAAATGGACAAAGGTGCTCCGTTTACTGGCAATTTAGCCACTACAGGCCGATTTGCAAATGCGTTTCCATCGTCAATGCGTGAGGGTGAAAGAATTCCTACGCCTGGCGTGAGTGCGGGTAATGCTTTGGCTGCAACAATTCTTGGAACTATAGGCGGCACGCAAATGGGTGCGCCTGGCGCATTGGCAGCAGCACTTCCTTTTGCAAGCATCCCCGCTAGGGCATTGGTAACATCGCCTGCGTATCAAAAAAGAATGGCACAGCCTAATTATTCGCCGGGCATGACAAATCGCGCACTTGCTCCTCTTGGTGGCATGAGGCCCGAAGAAGAAGCATTACTAAACGCACTTGCAGCAGCTAGACAACAAGGAGCACAGCAATGAGCTACAATGGCAGCGGGACGTTCCAAATCAATACGGCAGGGCAACCTGTTGTAGCGGGTACTGTTATCAGTTCGACGGCGTTTAACTCGCTGACTTCGGACTTGGCTAACGGTCTTTCGACTGCAATCACTAAAGACGGTCAGACGACTGTTACTGCCAACATCCCACTAGCGGGTTACAAGATCACAGGTCTTGGTGCTGCAACGGTTGGAACGGATGCCGCTCGATACTCGCAGATTCAAGGCGGGACGGACAAGCTCATCACGGTGACGGGTACTGACACGCTTACCGGATCATTGACTCCTGTGCTCACGGCTTATGCTGCGGGCAATTTGTTTTCGTTTGTTGTGGTTAATACCAACACGGGTGCAGTTACGATCAACATTGACGGCGTTGGCGTTAAATCTATAACCAAAAGCGGATCAACGGCTCTTGCGGCAGGCGACATGGTTGCAACTCAAGTTGCCTTAATTGAATATGATGGAACTCGTTTTCAATTGTTGAATGTGGCAGCGGCAGCAAGCGGGGATGTTGTAGGCCCAGCATCATCTACAGCAAATGCGATTCCTACATTTTCGGGAACAACTGGAAAACTGTTGCAAGACAATACAAAAGTAAAAATTGTTAGCAACAACATAACAATGGATGGATCAACAAGCGGAACTTTAACGGTTGCCGCTCCTGCTGTTGCGGGCACTAACACGGTAACGTTTCCTGCGGCTACGGATACGCTTGTCGGTAAAGCCACTACTGATACGCTGACTAACAAGACGCTGACTAGCCCCGCGATTAGCAGTCCTACAATCAGCGGCACTCCGGTGATGAGCGCAAGCATTATCACATTAGGAACTGTTGTTGCATCTACATCAGGAACAAGCATTGATTTCACTAGCATACCTTCATGGGTAAAGCGTATTATTGTGATGTTTGACCAAGTAAGCACAAACGGCACTTCTCAATACCAGCTTCAAATAGGCACGTCAGGCGGCATTCAAATTACTGGGTATGTTGGATGTTCAGCTTTTTTAGTCGCTGGCCCTACTGCATCAAATTTTACAACTGGATGGGGGATAGCACCAGCAGTTTCAGCGGCAGATACTTATTCAGGACAAATAACTCTTGCGTTATTAAACAGCAGTACAGGGGTTTGGACTTGCAACTCAGTTCTCTACAGAACAACTCAGATTGTAATGGGTGGTGGTTCTAAAACACTTTCGGGAACACTTGACCGAGTAAAAATTACCACCGTTAATGGTACAGACGCATTTGACGCTGGCGCAATTAACATTCAGTACGAGTAAACCATGACAAACAGAATTGAAGTAAACGTGCAAACCGGCGTAGTGACTACGATTGAATACACCGCTGAAGAACAAGCTGTCCATGACGCTGCTGTCGCACAGCAAGAAGCCGATGCACTAGCACAGCAAGCACTCGCGGAACAGGCGCTTGCACAACAAGCACCCGCTGAACAAGGAACGCAACCATGACAATGACTCTTGACGGTAGTTTGGGCACTACTTTCCCCGCAAGTAGCGTTGGCAACCCTACGAGTGATTATGGAAAATAATCTCGAAGCAAAGTTTCTGACGCATGAGGCTGTCTGCGCTGAACGGTGGAAAGAGACGATTCTTCGCATCAAGCGCATAGAATCTATCGGCATCGCCTGTGCTGGCGCTATCATTCTTTTGTTGCTGCACTTGGTGACTAAGCAATGAACTGGCAAGACGTACTTAAAGCGATTATTCCGATAGTGGTGGCTGCACTAGCTTGGCTACTTGGACAAGTCTCGGAGTTCTCTACGCGACTGACTAAGATCGAAGGCTCTATGCCTGCTTTGATTACGCCATCCGGTACGCCTACGGACAGCCCATTGTCTGCTGAAGCGCGGCATAGGCTGAAAGAAGAGATTTACAAAGACATTCACGATTTGCAAGTTCGCGTTAAGTTAATGGAAGAAAGAGCGAGGATTTATGCAAAATGATCGACCCCGTTACTATAGGAGCAGCGTTTGCCGTAGCTAAGACTTCGGTCGCCTTTGTTAAAGAGGCGATCCACATGGGGAAAGAAATCCGTGATTGCTACGGAGAACTTTCCCAATTTTTTACCGCCCAAGGGCAGATTGAGAAAGCCGCTAAGCAAGTTGAGGCGGCAAAGGCAGCACCCAAGCCTGATGATCCAAAGGAAGCCGCAGCGCAGGAATCGGTGCTATCTCAGGCATTCACCATTGTCATGCAGCGCAAGCAAATGCGTGACTTTGAGATTGAGTTACGCAATATTTTTGCGATGAAAGGTGAAACAGGGCCAGGC